AGCGGCACACCCGATGGGGCCAGTCCCGTAAGTGATTTAAGTTTGCGCGAGCAACTATCCGAGGCTTATGGCTGAGGATTAAATCTAATTACTGGAGAAAGCAATGGCTTCCCCTAATTTAAGCGAACTGGTAACAACCACGCTTCGCAATCGTTCTAAAAAGCAAGTTGATAACGTCAGCAACAACAACGCGCTATTAATGACTCTGCGTGAAAAGGGCAATACTAAGCCTTTCCGTGGCGGTCGCAGCATCGTGCAAGAGCTGGAATACGCCGAGAACAGCACGTACAAGCGTTATTCGGGCTATGAAGTGCTTGATATTTCACCCTCTGACGTTATGACGGCGGCGGAATACGATATTAAGCAGGTTGCGGTAGCGGTGACCATCTCAGGTCTTGAGCAGCTTCAAAACAGCGGCAAAGAGCAAATGATCGACTTGCTTGAGTCGCGCATTAAAAACGCTGAGCGCACCATGTATAACAACATGTCTACTGATGTTTATTCTGACGGCACGGCAGATAGCGGCAAGCAGATTGGCGGTTTACAAAGCATTGTTTCCGGTGCTCCTACTTCCGGCACTGTTGGCGGTATTGATCGTGCTAGTTATGCTTTTTGGCAGAATCAGCTTTATGATTTTTCTGTAGAAGGCGTGACCCCAAGCGCAACCACCATTCAGGCGGCCATGAACTCTATGTACCTGAGTTGTGCGCGTGGTGCTGACCGTACTGATCTGATCGTAGCTGATAACACTTACTTCAACTATTACTGGACTTCGCTACAAGCTCAACAGCGCTTCACTAATGAGAAGTTGGGTGCGGCTGGATTTGATAACTTGCGCTTTATGGGCGCAGATGTTGTCTTCGATGGCGGGCAAGGCGGCGATGCTCCGGGCGATACTATGTATTTCCTGAACACTGACTACATCTTCCTCCGTAGTCACACTGATCGAAATATGACGCCTATTGGTGATGATCGCTTCTCTACCAATCAGGACGCAATGGTCAAGCTGACAGGCTGGGCCGGTAACTTAACCTCTAGTAATTGTGCCCTTCAGGGCGTGATTCAGGCTTAAAGGAGCAATCTCATGGGTTATATTTCAGGTATTGACGAAACTGCCGTGGCGGACATTCCCGAGTTTGGCTTAGGTCAAACAGGTATGAATGCTGATGGTAAATCGTACAAATATGTCCAGTATGACACTGGTGCTGGTAGTGTTGCCGCTGTATCTGGTCAGGTAGCTTATTACTACCTTGCCGGTGGCTTTAAAAGCAATATTGTAACTTCAGATGTTAGTGATTCTGTTGACATCGGCGCTGGCGTTTTATTTTCGGCTCCTACTGATGGCCAGTATTGCTGGGTTCAGATTGGCGGTAAGGCGACGTTATCTATCGCTCTAACGGCTGGCGCTGATGGCAATGCGCTAACGGCTAAGGGTGCTGGCGACGGTACGCTTGATGTGTCTGCGCTGGTCACTGACCACAAGTGCGCAATTGCTGACGACATTTCAGCTAAAGAAATTAGCTGCTGCTTTCCAACGTAGCTATTACGGGGGTGTAAAAGCCCCCTTTTTTTAATCAAGGGGTAAAAAATGGCTGATTCAATTCCATTATTCAAGTCGATTCCGGTAGAGATCAAGAGTAAATCTGAAAAAGAAGGCCGGGCAATCTTTGAAGATAAGGAAGTTGTAGAAATCCGCATACCAGGGGACATGAAGACCGTTGTAACGCACAAGGTCTCACAGAAACACATTGACCGCTGGCCAGAGCATTACAAGGCTTTTAAAGAAGGGATGGAAGCGCCGTTAGAAGGCTACCCATTAACTGAGTACGCCACGCTAACAGCCTCTAAGGTTGCAGAGCTGAAGTATTTAAACATCCGTACTGTCGAAGAGTTAGCAGGGCTTAATGATTCGTTTATATCCCGGCTGGGTATGGGCGGTCGTGAGATGGTACAAAAGGCCAAGGCATTTATCGACGTGTCTGCTGATGCTACAGCGGCACAAAAGTACGTCGCTGAGAATGAGCGGCTATCAAATGAAATCGAGCTGTTAAAGGCTCAAGTGGCTGAGCTGGTAGAAGGCAAGCCAAAAACACGGGCTAAACGCGCATGACATTAATAACAATGTGCCAAGAGGCAGCGAGGATGGTTCCTATCACCGTCCCAGCCTCTATTATTGGTAATACCAGTGAAACGGCACAATTGTTATTGGCCGTAGCTCAGGCAGAAGGTAAGGCGCTTAAACGGCGCTATAACTGGTTATCGCTGGTGACAGAGCATGAATTTGACACTGTTATCGACCAAGAAGATTACAACTTGCCGAGTGACTATGAATACTTGGTAAACCAAACTCTCTGGGATAAGAATAATTTCGAGCATATACGCGGCCCAATGTCTGCTCAACAGTGGCAAGAGCATAAATCCTCTATCCTTTCATCATCAAATACGACGTGGAAGCGGTTTAGAATTCGCAACGTGTCTGGTGATGTTAAATTCTCCATTTTCCCCACTCCCGATGCTGTAGGCACGATGGTTCTTGAGTACACTTCAAAGAACTGGTGTGAATCGTCTGGCGGTGTAGGCCGGACAGCGTGGGGCGCTGATACTGATACAGGAATAGTTGATGAGTATCTTATTGAACTCGGTATTAAATGGCGCTTATTGAATCGCCTGGGTATGGCCTACGATGAAGAGCGTGAAGAGTATGATGCCGAAGTGACCAAGGCTATTGCTCGTGATGGCGGCGCACCGGTGGTAAGTATTACTTCTGTCAGTCGATACAACCTAATCGGAATGGGCAACGTCCCTGATAGTGGCTATGGCCAATAGATCGTATTTGCGCAGGCGTAGGAAAACACCCAAGGCCCGTCCTATCTCTATCCCCGCTCCCATAGGTGGGTGGAATACACGCGACGGCCTAGATGTTATGCCAAGCACCGACGCTGTACTGATGGATAATTGGATTCCTGGTATCGGTGATGTAAGGATAAGGCCCGGATATGTAGAGCACGTCACAGGCTTTGGCTCTGGCGATGTTGATACGCTTGCCGAGTACCACTCAGGCACTACCCGAAAGCTGATAGCTTGTGCGAATGGCAATATCTACGATGCCACCACCACCACTACATCACTAGGCTCTGGCTTTACTAATAACCAGTGGCAGACTGTTAATTTCAATGGCCGTATATTTCTCGTTAACGGCGATGACGCCCCTCAAGACTGGGATGGCACAACGCTAACAGCGACAGCATGGTCAGGCACAGGCTTAACGATTACCGACCTGATCGGTGTGAACGTATTTAAATCTCGACTGTATTTCTTTGAGCAAAACTCGCAAGACTTCTGGTATGCCGCACCGGCTGGTGTTACTGGCGCGCTGACTAAGTTCCCTTTGTCGATGGTGGGTAACTTCGGTGGCAATTTGGTTGCCATGGGAACATGGACGCATGACGGTGGTGATGGTGTAGACGATCACGCCGTTTTTATCATGTCGTCAGGCGATGTGATTGTTTATCAAGGATCTGACCCCGGATCTGCTACTGACTGGTCATTGGTTGGTGTTTACCATATAGCAGCCCCTTTAGGTATTCGCGGTGTGGCTAAGGTTGGCGGAGATTTGATAATAATGACAACAGAAGATTATGTTTCGTTGTCAGGTGTTTTAAGCACGGGGCAGCTGGGCCAAGCATCAAAGCTAGCCGGGGCGGTGAAGGATGCCGCCTCGAACAGTGATTTATTCGGCTGGCAGATCGTTGTAGATCAGAAGAAAGAGTTGATGATGTTCAACGTACCCACATTAACGGGGTACGATCAGCACATCACAAGCGCGTTAACCGGCGCATCTTCTCGACTTAAAGACATTCCGTCGCGGTGCTGGGCTTCCTTTAACGGTGATTTGTATTTTGGCTCAACCAACGGCGTTATTTATAAAGTAAGTGGTAATTCTGATAACGGCACGGCGGTAAATGCCGACGCTATTGGCGCATGGCTTTCAGAGATGACGCGCCATAGGGTTGCAGCTGCACGACCAGTATTAGCGGCAAATGGCGGCTTAAGCTATTCATTTGCGCTAGGCTCAGATTACACTCCAGCGACAGCGACAGCTCCGGCTATTACTTCTGGCGGAGTGTCATCGCCATGGCCATCCCCATGGCCTTCGCCGTGGTCTTCAGAAGATACAGTCAGTGTATCGTGGATCGTCGCTAGTGCTAACGGACAAGCTATATCGCCAAGGCTTAAAGTATCTACAGCAAAAGAGGTTCAATGGCTGAGAACGGACTACAGAGTGGAGCAGGGCATAAACCTGTAACGCTACTTTATGGCCATGATGCAGCTATAGCCGAGTGGGTGCGTCGTGAGCTAGACATGAGCGGCGACTTTGGCCCTAGCGTGGCCATCGGAGCGGTGTATAATGACAAACTTATAGCAGGCGTTGTTTACTACTGCTATCGACACCCCAATATCGAGATGGCGGTGGCGGCAATAAGCCCCAAGTGGGCGAACAAAACGACATTGAGGGGCTTTTTTGACTACCCTTTCAACCAGTTGGGATGTGACAGAGTGACTGTATTAGTTGACTCTGACAACGAACAAGTAAAGCGATTCGATGAGCGGCTAGGCTTTGTTTACGAAGGCACTCTACGGAAAGCTAATCCTAA